GATGTATTCCCTTAATGAATAACCAATAAGTCCAGTGCCTTTTTGTCGGCGGATTTGCATCGTAATAAACTTTCTTTTTAAGTGAAGATTTTTCAGCTAGCCGAGTAAGGGCGACTTGAACTTGCGTGTAAGATATTTGTGAGCACTCGTTAAAATAAATAGTGGAGTATTCTTTACCTAGAATCTTTTCTAGTGCCTTCTCATCATCAAGTCCAGCAATCCATAATTCAGAACCATTAGGAAAGGTTAAGAAGTAATCACTTCTATTCCACTTCACTTGTAAATTAGGAAATGATGTTGCCAGCACCTTTGGAAGAGTATCCAGCCAGATAGAAGTCTTAATATGATTGAAGCACAGACGTAAAATAACATGACGTGATTTAGTCTTACACGCTCTTATAATAATGGCCCTTACAAGTTTGTACGTTTTGCCTGGAACGACTCCCGCCAAACAACAATATATGTGCTGCCGAGCTTATAAGTATTAAGTCCGCTAGAATTTGTTTTGCTGTCTGCTTAAATGCTTCCAAGTTTTTCCTCTCGATATGATGCTAAGTGAATTTTAAAAATAGTCTCATTTTTCATCAAAGCTCACTCTCTTCTTTGCTGATAATTATCTTTAAGTCTGAATTACTAATAGTGCTTTCCATTTTATCAGCCCAATGTGCGAGATTTTTTAGTGCAAAAATCATCATAGTAGTATTACCACTTAAAGCCATTTCTATTGCCTTTTGTTGCAACTTGAAGCCAGTGCGATTTAATTTTAATTCATGGTATTCGCTAAATGTCATTCCCTTTGTTGCTTCAATGTTTCGTTGAATTGTATTTACACAAACGCTCATATAATCCGCTACAAACTTAATAGGGACTTTAAACTGCAATAAAGCATCTAATACCGCCCAATCTAAATCTATTTTTGCAGACATAATTCTTCCTATAGTTCGAACTTAGGTAATGAATTTATAAGTTCGCTTCTAGCTTCAGGCTCTCTGTATGCACCACTTAGGTAAGATGTTCTAGTATGAGATGAAGTGTCTCTGATTCCTCTAGTACGTACGCAAGTATGAACAGCGTCTATGATTACTGCAACATCGTCAGTTTCTAATAATTCTTTTAATTTTAATGCTATTTGATCTGTCAATCTCTCCTGAACTTGTGGTCTTTTTGCGTAATAATCTACAAGCCTATTAAGCTTAGACAATCCAACAACTTTATTTTTAGGTATATAACTAACATGGGCCTTTCCAATGATAGGTATAAAATGATGTTCGCATGTTGAATTAAGTGTGATATTTAACTCGGTAACCATGTCATTATATTTCATCTTATTATCTATGACGGTCATCTTTGGAAAATTCTCAGGCAATAATCCGCAGAATATTTCATCCACATACATTCTTGCTACCCTTTTGGGGGTATCCATTAATGAATCATCGGATAAGTCCATTCCAATTGCTTTCATTATTTCAGAGAAATGTTCCTCAATTATTTTCTTCTTTTCATCTCTTGATAAGCCATTGTCTACCCATGGTGTATTTGGAAAACTCATTTCAGCTCCATGTATTTATGCATTTGTGCAGATAGTTTTAAGTTTGGATTTGAGAAAATAAAGTCTAAGGATAGTTTTTTATCCGACTCCCATAGAGGTTGAATATAGAATTGCTTAGTCTGAAAGTAACGAAACGAGTCGTAATCAATCTCAGGTCCGATAGGTGGATATAGTAATTTTACATCATCACAACGCTCCAGTCTGGTCTTCTCGATAGTTTGCTTAGGAGACATAGAGATATGAGAGAAGTATTGCAAGAGTCCCTTTAAAGCCTTTGAGCCGTTTGTCTCAAGGTGTATCGAGTACCCATCATTCTTTAATTCTATTAATAAGTTTTCATCGACCTGTAACAACGGTTCGCCACCTGATATGACAACAGTTTTTATATCCACTGAAAGCGACTTTAATTTACCGACAATTTGTTTTGCCGATAATATATCACCATCTAAAAAGTCAGTGTCGCAAAAATTACAAATAGATTTTGCTTTATCTTCAGATTTTCCAGACCACCTATTGCACCCTGAGAGTCGTAAAAACATGACAGCGGTTCCACACGCAGAGCCTTCGCCTTGGATTGTTGGGCCGAAAATCTCTTTCACTTTATACAAGAGACACCTCTACTTTGCAGTTTTCAGTTTCATATAATTCAATCTTAATAACTCTTACGCCTGTATCCTTGAGAACTTTTGGACAAACTATTTGCAATAAATATTGGGCCATATTTTCAGCAGTTGGATTAAATGGACAAATAAAAACAGGTTTATTTTTCTCTAACAGGTGTGCGCAATTTAAAATATCATGATCGTCAATATTGATTAAAGAAGTGTGATCCCAATTTTCATCAATCCAATTTCCAATTTTTTCTTTTAAAACTGAGAAATCTATCACTCTTCCAATGTCATCCAGATTGTTCGCCTCGGCGTGAAACCAAGCAATATAGTTGTGGCCATGAAAATTTGCGCACTTGCTTTCATGATTTAAAACTCGATGACCAGAACAAAAGTGAATTTTTCTAATTGCCGTAATCATTTTTTTGCCTTTAATTTTTTTTCATATTTATTCTTAAGATCATTAAATGGAGTTTTATCGAGATAGATAGTTGGATCGATTATATTTGCTAAAACAAACGCCTCTCTTCTTTCAAAACAGGTGCTACATTTTCCACAATGCTTCTTATCTCCAACATAACAACTATATGTCTTATTCCAATCAACTTTTAATTCATCGCCCATTTTTGCAATATCTGCTTTAGTCATATTTACAAAAGGAGATAAGATATTTACCTCGATATAAGTTCCATACGCCATTGCTTCATTCATGGCAGAAATAAATGTTCCTCGACAATCTGGATAAATGGCGTGATCTCCTGCGTGGTTTCCTATAATGACAATCTTTGCTCCCCATGATTCAGCAATCCCGCAGGCAATAGAAAGCATTATTCCATTTCTAAAAGGAACAACCGTTTTTTTCATACTTGATTCTGCATAATGACCATTGGGTATTTTTCCACCCTTTCTTAAAAGATTTGATTTTAGAAATTTTGAAATCGAAGATAGGCTTATTCGATCATGTTTCACTTTTAATTTTTTACAGGTCGCTTGTGCTCTTTTGAACTCTTGATCATTATGCTTTGATTGGTAGTTAAAAGAAATGGCCCTTACGTTTTTTGCTCCATAATCCTTTACGGCCTTATAAATGGCTACCGTTGAATCCATTCCACCAGAATAAATAATTACTGCTTTCATTTTTTTATCTCCTTATCATATCCTTCTATCAGAAGATTAAGAGCAAGGCCTGTTGTGCAAGCACAAAATTGTTTTGTTCCTAATTTTTTTTCTATATCTAAAGACGCTTTAACTGCCGAGCGTGCATTTAAAATTCTATTAATACTTCTACCACCGTGCCAGTTAGATTCTTTTGCCAAATCATAAACATCAACATCGTAATCTTTTAATTTTTTACAAATATCCAATGATGGCTTTTCCGTAAAATCTTTTCTATTTAAGCTGATATATTTTCCACCACCAGCATATAAAGAAAAAGAGCCAAACCTTGCCCCGCCTTCCCATGAAGAAGAATCACACATATAAGGTTTATAATGAGCAACAAAATTTTTTTCTGTAAATCCAAGCCAGTGAGCTTTTCTATCACCTATCTTTGCCATGATTCCTTTTACAAATCCCTTATTCCCAGATGTTCCCACCAGTCCACCTACTCCAAGAACGTCAGATGTTTTATAATATTCATCAACCATCAAAATATTTTCACCACGAGTAAATATTGGAATTGGAGTAAATCCTCTTCTTAGCATAATCTCATAATTTTTATATGATCCCTCTGCATCTCCAATTTTATCAAGAGTAAAATATCTCCAAGGCTTAAATGGCAGACCTTCGATAAATTTACAATAATCATCAAGCTCAATCGGCTTTCCAGATTTCCATGCCGTAAATGCTCCTGAGTCCAAAAGAAATCGCACGTGCTCTTGATTGTTTTTTAGAATTTCAATCACTGGCGGTTTCATGTATGGATAAGCAACTAGGATATTTAATTTATTTGACATGAACGCCTTCGAAAGATGTCTCAAGAAATTTTGCTTTAATATAAATTAAAACTTCATCTTTCATGTCTTGATGGCATTCAATTGTAATTCTAGCAGGAACCCCATCTAGATTTTCTTCTATCTTCTCTATTTTACCAATGTCGCTTCCCCATTCATTATCCGTAAACAACTCTATGCCGAGTAGTTCAATATCCAAATCCTCTACTTTGCCCATGTCAATTTTCACCATTTCTAGATCAAATTTAGCCCATCGTGCAATCTCATTATCAGCAATAATATCTGCATACTCCTGAGCCTCAGATAAGTAGTCCTGATAATCAACGGCAACCTGCTCCCACTCCAACTTTTGCATAGCCATTAAACGACCATGTCCCTTAGTGATAAAACCACTTCTTTTTGAAACGACAATCGGACTGCGTTGACCTTGAAAGTCAATGATTTTAGCAAGTCTTTCGATTTGTTCTGGTGGATGTTTGTTGGCGTTTTTTGGATTTGGTACTAGCTTTGAAATACTGACTAACTCAGTATAGGCACAATTAAATTGCATTTGAAATGTCTCCGACCACCGGTCTATAAGTTACTAACTTACAGCAAAT